ACCAGTAGGTGCGGTTGTGGTGCCAACGCTACTAAAATGATATCTGCCCCGTTTTTTGTACTTGAAGGCCATTCTGGGGACTTCCCCGGACGCCATATGAAATGGGTACGAGAGCACGAAAAAGCAGGTAAGAAATCCTCTCCATAATGATTATAATCACGGAGTTTAATTATGTCAAGAGCAACAATGCTTGATCCACAACCTGAAGAGGACAAAGTGGACGCCATTGAAAACGAAGCCGAAGAGATTCAACAGGAAGCAACCGCTGAAGTTGAGCAACCTCAAGTAGAAGAACCCAGCTTACCAGAGAAGTACCAAGGTAAGTCTTTAGAAGAAGTTGTACAGATGCACCAAGAAGCTGAAAAGCTTTTGGGTCGTCAGTCTTCTGAAGTAGGCGAGCTTCGTAAGGTAGTCGACGACTATATCTCTAGTCAAACGCCTACCCCAGCACCTCAACAACAATACGTTGAGCCTGAAGACGATATAGATTATTTTACAGATCCTCAAGCAGCCGTTAATCGTGCTATTGAAAATCATCCTAAGATTAGGGAAGCAGAGCAGTACACTGCACAGTACAAAAAGCAGTCGTCATTAGCAACGCTTCAGACCAAACACCCGGACATGCAGACAATCCTCAAGGATCCTAAGTTTGCAGAATGGATTAAGGCATCTAAGATTAGGACTCAGTTGTTTGTACAAGCTGACCAACAATACGATGCTGACGCAGCGGACGAACTCTTCTCACTCTGGAAAGAACGGAAGACAGTAGCCCAACAGACTGCTCAAGTTGAAAAACAAGCACGTAAGCAACAAGTTAGGGCAGCTAATACAGGCAATGCACGAGGAAGTGCAGAGGGATCACGTAAGAAAGTATATCGCAGGGCCGACATTATTAAACTAATGAAGAATGACCCTGACCGTTACCAAGCTTTGTCAGACGAAATTATGGCAGCTTATGCGGAGGGTCGTGTTAGATAATCTAGGAGATTAACATGGCTACTGCTACTTATCCCGGCGCAGCGGGCTTTACTGCGAAGACAGAGGCAGATAAGTTTATTCCAGAAATCTGGAGTGACGAGATCATTGCTGCCTACCAAAAGAACCTAAAGATGGCTCCTCTTGTCAAGAAGCTTGCTATGACTGGCAAGAAAGGCGACAAGCTACATGTGCCTAAGCCTATTCGTGGTGATGCAAATGCTAAGGTTGCTGACACAGCGGTAACTATCATTGCAAACACTGAAGGTGAACTGACTGTTGACATCGACCGTCACTTCGAGTACTCACGTCTTATCGAAGACATCGTAGAAGTACAAGCGCTTTCTAGCCTCCGTCAGTTCTATACTGAAGACGCTGGTTACGCTCTTGCTGTTCAGATTGACAATGATCTACACGCAGCAGGTACTGGTTTTGGTGACGGTGGTGCTGTAGTATTCAGCCCAGCAGAAACTGACTACCAGCACAGCGGTTGTTTCTTCAACGACGGCGGTACTACTACTCAGTACACTGACGACACTATCGTTGCTGGTGACGTGTTTACTGATGCTTTCTTCCGTGACATGATCCAGAAGCTTGATGACAACAACGTACCTATGGACGGACGTTCACTTATCATTCCACCTTCGGTTCGCAACACTATCATGGGTATCGACCGTTACGTGTCTTCTGACTTCGTATCTGGTCAGGCTGTAAACTCTGGCCTCATCGGTAACCTCTACGGTGTAGACGTTTACGTCTCTGCTAACTGCCGTACAATCGAATCTGCTGCAGACAACACTGCATCTTCGGTTGACACTCGTGCTGCACTTCTGTTCCACACTGATGCAATCATCATGGCTGAACAGCAGTCTGTACGTTCACAAACCCAGTACAAGCAGGAGTACCTCTCAACTCTGTACACGGCTGACTGCCTGTACGGTGTTCAGGTATACCGTCCTGAAGCTGGTTTCGTTCTCGCAGTCGCAGAGTAACGAACTTAGGGGGTCAGCAATGGCCCCTTTTCCTTTTCTTTTGTAGGAGCTTTGAATGGCTTTATTTCGTGGCACAGGTGGATCTGGTGATGCTAGTACAGATACTTATGCGTCTGAAGTAGCTCTAGAAGCAACCAGAGCCTCTACAAAAGCAAATGAAGCTGCTGCTTCGGCTACGTCCGCAGCCACTGCTCAGGCTGCTGCTGAAGTTGCACAAGCTGCTGCAGAGACTGCACAGGCTAACGCAGAAACAGCAGAGACTAATGCTGAAACTGCAGAAACCAATGCAGAGACTGCAGAGAATGCTGCGGTTGCTGCTCAGACAGCGGCTACTACAGCTAAGACTGCAGCAGAGACAGCCCAGTCAGCAGCAGAAGTAGCTAAGACAGCGGCTGAGACTGCAGAGACTAACGCAGAAACAGCAGAAACAAACGCATCCACATCAGCTACTACAGCTACAACTAAAGCTTCTGAAGCAGCCACATCAGCAACCAATGCAGCAACGTCAGCAACTACAGCAACTACAAAAGCATCAGAGGCAGCTACCAGTGCTACTGCAGCTCAAACTGCACAGACTGCGGCAGAAGCAGCGCAGACAGCAGCAGAAGCAGCCCAAGAAGCTATTGACGGTTTGTACCTTGGCACTGCTACTTCTAACCCTACCGTTGACCTTAACGGCAATGCTGTAACTGTAGGTGACTGGTACTTTAACACTACCGACAACACAACAAGAATTTACGACGGTAGCAACTGGAACACAATTAATCCTGACCTTGTTGGTGACACTAGTCCACAGTTAGGTGGCAACCTTGACCTAAACAGTAATGACATCACAGGTACAGGTAACGTCAACATCACAGGGAATGTGGTACTTAGCGGTACTGTTGATGGTCGTGATGTGGCCGCTGATGGTACTAAGCTAGATACAGTAGAAACTAGTGCAGACGTAACAGACACAGCCAATGTAACAGCGGCTGGTGCCTTAATGGACTCAGAGGTTACTAACCTTGCACAAGTCAAAGCGTTTGACTCTGCTGACTACGCTACTGCGGCACAAGGCACATTAGCAGACAGTGCTTTGCAGAGTGGGGACAATATATCTGTCCTAACTAACAACTCAGGCTACATAACGGGTAACGAAACCATTACTCTAACTGGAGCTATCACAGGCTCTGGTACAACTTCTATTGCAACTACACTGTCAACGATTGACGGGGGAACTTATTAATGACCACGATTAAACTTAAGAATGGTTCTGGCGCACCAACGGCTGGGGATCTTGTCCAAGGTGAACCCGCATTAGACTTGACCAACAAGCGCCTGTACACAGAAGACTCAGGCGGTACTGTTATTGAAGTAGGTACTAATCCCGGTGAAGACGTAACCTTTGCTGATGACCGTAAAGCAGTGTTCGGTGCTGGCTCTGACCTTGAAATCTACCACGAGTCGTCAACAGGACGCAGTTTTATCAAGGAAACTGGGGCAGACGAATTTAGAATTTTAGGTTCGAACATTCGTATTAAAAACGGTGATGATTCTAAGACGTATATGCAAATGACTGATGGTGGTTCAGTAGCCATTAGACATAACGATGCTACCAAGCTGGAAACCACCTCTACAGGCATCGACGTAACGGGTACTGTGACGGCTGATGGTTTGACTGTTGATGGAAGTGCAACTATTCAATCAACCTCAAGTCCAGCAATAAGTGTCATAGATACAACTAATAATGTTGAGGCAAGGCTTCAAGCATTTAATAGCACTGCGACAGTTGGAACACAATCAAATCATTCTTTTAGCATAGAAACAAATGACACGACTCGTGCTTTATTTTCTACTGGCGGCGACATCAGCTTCTACGAAGACACTGGCACGACTGCGAAGTTGTTCTGGGATGCGTCTGCGGAGTCTTTGAGTATTGGTACTAGCTCAGTGGCTGGCGCTCTGCATGTAGAAAAAGGAAATAATTACAGCGGCACTGATTTCGAAGATAATCCGCATTTATTAATTAGTAATGGTACGCCAACAAACCATACTGCAGTTTTGATGTTTCAATCATCAGGAGCAGACGTTGCGAATAAACGCTCTGGAATAACGGGTGGTAATTACTATAGCAATAAGCATGGGCTTTCTTTTTTAGGTGATTTATCTGGAAAAGACAGATCAGCAACTCCTGATATGTTTATCGACGCAAGCGGACAGGTTGGTATTGGTACTACCAGTCCGTCAGTAGCTCTTGAAGTAGACGGAACAATTAAAGCGTCAGGTAATGGCAAATTACAAATAGCTGATGATACAGAAGGGTCTACGTTTGAGTTTAATGTAGGCGGTGACGGTGCATTAGAA